CCTGGTCGGAAGACTGTGGTGTCGACGCCGTGTGGAATGTAGCGATGGTCAATGCCGGCAGCCTCGAGCATGCGTGCGCCGAACTGCGCCATAGCGATCGGCAGCACATTGTCTCGCCGACACCATTCGAGAACGTCTGGCGGTGCGGGCGTGTGATCGATTGGCACCCATGATGCGATGACTTTGATGTCGCTGACGTTTGCTGCCTTGTAGACCCAAGCGTCAAAGAGTGTGACTAGGGCTGTGGGTCGACTGGTTTGTTCTTGGGAGTATTTGAGATGCGCGCCGACGATGTCGGCTGAGTAGGGGTGGGAGCCGGTCGGGAGGACTTCGATGCCTTCCCATTCGGTGATGAAGCCTTGCGTGCCGTAGTTGTTGGAGAGGGTGATTGGTCGGCCGGTGGCTTTGATTTGGCGCGCGACTTGCGCGGTTTGGACGCCGTAGCCGGTGCCTGCTCCTGCGAAGTTTGAGTGCCAGCAGATTCCTGCACGGGTGTCGCCACTGACGCTTCGACCAGGTACTGCGCCAGGTACGGAGGTAACTCGACCTCTGTGTTGCGGATTACCACCCACATGTGAATTGCTCCGTCTCTTGCCCATGATGCTCCTCGCCCGATTGCCGTGTGTGCTGTCTGGTTGGCCGGTGGTGGCTCGCACGGGCAACGAACCACCACCAACCAGACAAAGCCCGTTTAGGGGTTAGCGTCCGATCAGGACGCGCCACCCTTGTAAAACTTCACTGCGTTGGAATCGACGACCGCGCCGTCTCCACGCCAGGTGACGCGGAAGGTGATGAGGTCATTGACGAAGCCGACGCTGTCATCGCGTGCGAAGTCGATGCCACGGACCTGGCGGACGTAGTACGCCGATGCCATGTCGCCGAAGATGACCGACTTTGCGCCAGTTCCTGTAGCAACGACGTCTGGGTTTTCCAGAACGGCGTAGCCGAGCAGCTGGTCAGGAGCGTTGTCCATGAACGACGGCTGCCAGATGTAGGAGCCATTGCCGTCCTTGATCTTGCGAACTGCAGCAACGGTGCTTGCGTTCATTTGGAACGAAGCGCCGCGACGGCGGTAAGGAGATGCAACCGAGTAGACGAGGTCTACGAGGTTCTCGTAGGTCGGAACGCCAGCGACGCCAGTGCCACCGGTGACGGCTGAGCCGGCTCCGTTGACGATGCCGTTCGGCTGAGTCGTGCCAGTGCCGACGGTGAGGCCAGCGTTGACCGCTGTGCCCATGCCGACTGCAGCCTGGCGGGCGACGAAGTCAAGCAGGTTGATGCCTGAGTCTTCGACAACCTCACGGCTGAGCTGGAACGTGGCGGCGTACTTGAACGCACCAAGGGTGACGAACGCTGCGAAGGTCGGGTCAGATTCCGTGATCGCTGTGCCTTCACCGATGATTGCTGGAGCGGTGTAGGTGGCGGTGCGTGGGATCTGAAGGGACTCGCCACTGTTCGTGGTGAGGATGGTGACGACGTTGCCGTCAAGCATCGGGCCTTGAATGACGAGCTGCTCAACGAGCTGATCGTAGAACGAGGTCGGCACTGGTGCGCCGGTGCTGGACTTAGTGACATCACGCTTGTCGAACGAGAACGAACGACGCTCGCCAAGGGCGATTTCACGAATGATGTCGCTGTCGTTCTTCTCGGCAGGGGCAGCGGTGCGAACACCGAAGTCAGCCGGGACGCCGAGAGCGGCGCGTGATTCGTCGATTGCACGCTCGCGTGCTTCGATGTCGATGATGTTCTTGCGACGGGCATCGAGTGCATCGATGTCGTCGTTCATGCGGGTGAACTGTTCGGCTTCTTCACCGGACAGGTCACGGTTCTCGGACGCTGCGTGATCGAGAAGAGACTTAGCTTCTTCCCATGTACGCGCGCGCTGTTCCGAGAGGCGAGTGACGAGTTCGTCAGTCATGGTTGCCTCCGTGGCGGTTGGGTTGGGTTAGTGGATGCAGGTGGTGGTCAATCGGTGGTTGCGCATGGGGGGCGCTCCGGGCGATGGCTCCGAGCTGCAGATTCGATGCTCAGCGCTTGGCGTTGAGCTCGAGCATGCGACGAGCAAGATCGACTGGCAGACCGTCTTCGGCTGCGTCGACTGGCTCGGCGATTTCTTCGGTGCTGCGAACTTGCGCACCTTCTGTGGCGGGGTAGGCGGGGAAGCCAGTCACCACTGAGACTTCGTGCAAGATGATCTCGCGCAGTTCACGCGAGGTGCCATCTTCTGACCATGAGTCGCCGCCACGGGGCACCGAGAAGCCGAAGCTCATCGAGTGCACGTCGCCGCGCTGCATAAGAATCGAGAGGTCGCGACCGTAGGTGGTGTCGGGCAGTTCGGCTTCGACGTACAGGCCACGATCATCTTCGCTGAGCGACAGCGTCGCAGAGCGTGTGCTTGCCAACACCTGGTCGGTGTTGTGATTCAAGAACATGCGCTTCTCGCTGTCTGATTTCAGCGAGCGACGAAACGCACCAGGGGCGATGGTCTCGATGAATGGCAGCGGCTCCGATGGGGAGTTGAACACTGCGGCGTAACCAGCGAACCGCATCGGCATCTCGGTGTCGGCTTCTACAGCTCGAAGCTGCAGGCCGTCGACCTCAACGGTGCGGAACTCGACATCGCGACCGCCGATGCGGCGGTTCTCGATCTCTACGGCGGTGTAACGAACAGGGGTTTGTTCGGGCATGGTTTCATCCAGTTGCTCGGAGACAGGCCCCTGCGCCGTGTCTTGGTTCAGCTCTTCGGTCATTGCGATCTCCATCATCTGATCGGTGGCTCAGCGTCGGTGCCGACAGGCGGTTGCGCTTCGCTTGTGCCTGCGACGATGGCCCCGGGCAAGACCATGACGAAGTCGTCACCGTTTTCGTAAGGCTCCATGCCTTCACGCTCACGCGCTTCGTTCGGCGTCAAGATGCCCGACATGATTGCGCTCTGATAGGCGCGGATGCGTTCGGTGGTGTTGGCACGAAGGAACGCTGAGGTGTCGAACTTGATCTCGCGAGGTGCAACCATCAGACCGCTCAGCGCTTTCTCGATGCGCACAAGCCACGGCAGCAACGTGTAGGTGACGAAGTGCATGCCGGCGGATTCGTTGTTTTGGTAGGTCTGTGAGTCGCCGCGTGCGCCGATCATGTAGTTCGGGACTCGGAAGATGCGCGCGATGTCATTGATCGTCTGCTCACGAGACTCGGCAAGTTCCATGTCTTGGGCCGAGGCGGTGATTGGCTTCCACTTCATGCCGTTGGTGAGGACGGCTGGGCGACGCTTGCGGCGGTGTGAGGTTTCCCACGTTGCCTGCAGAACCTTCGCCTGGTCTGTGGTCATGTCGCCGTCGACCTCGAGCACCGACGAAGGCGTCGCGCCTTCGGAGTACCACTGATTCACGAAGCGTGCCTGAGCAAGTGCAAGGCCGATGGTGTTGCGCTGCATCTCGATCGGTGACAGACCTACCGCAGATTGCGGCGGTGTCCACCAGCGCAAGTGCAGCATGTTGTTGAGATCGATGACGATGCCGTTCGTCGTGTAGTATCGCTGGCGGTTGACGATGTTCACCTGCACGTTTGTGGGGTGCAGCGGTGTCAGCATGATCGGTGCGTTGGTGTTCACGTCTCGGTCGACGTAGATGTACGCGTTGCCGTGCAAGGCAAGCGAGGTCACGATCATGTGGATGAGTTCGTACTGCGTGTGCTCGGTCGAGCTGTCGATCCACTTAGGGATCTGCACTGGCTCGGTGCGATCGCCAACGTGGCGAATGCCACGCATTGGCAGCGATGCGACAGAGTCGGCGATCAGCGAGACACACGCCATGAGGGCTGTGACCTCGAGGGCGGTGGACTCGGTGATCGATTCGCCTGACCAGTTCGTCGTCGGCAGCCAGACAGAGGTGCGCACTGGGTCAGGTGTCAGCGCGCGTTTTGCAAAGATACTCATCGGTTAGCCACCAAGAATGAAGCGCAGATCGCCAGCACGCCGGCGGCGATCAATGCGGCAGGGATTGAAAGCATCGCGACACCAGCCACGATGAGTGCAGCGCCGATGAGCTCAACGATGGTGGTGAGTAGTTCACTCATCAGTCAGGCTCCAAGGGTCGACGATCTGCGGGGTTCCCTGCGGACGCAGCTCGGGCGCAACGTGCGCCTGCAGTGCAAGAGTTGCGGCGACAAGTGGTGATACGTCGACGCTGTTGTCGCGTCGATGCCATGCCCACGCATCGCCGAGGTTTCGTTTTTTTGATCCAGCGACCGCAGCGTTCAGCGGTACCTGGTCAATGTGGCGCAAGCGGCCTTGAGTTGCGAGGTCGTAGAACTTGCCACAGCCAGCAACCATCTGCCGTGTGCCAACTTCGACGATCTGCAAGCCAAGGTTGCGAAGATCAGAGACCAGCGAGTTCGCACCAGATACCGGGTCGATCACGATGGTTCGATAGGTGCGCACACGATCTTCGGCGGCGAACCAATCCAGCACCCATGAGGTGCCTGGTCGGTTGCCGATCACTTCGACATGGGCTGCGCCATCTGAGCGAGTGCCAGCGGCGCACAGTGATGCCATCGAGCGTGATGGTGTGACATCGAGAGCGATGGTCGGCTGGTCAGCGATTGCGCTTGAGGTGTCGGCGCAGGCTTTCCAGTCTTCTTCGCTGATGATCTGCCACGGTGCAGCAGCTGCTCGATCTTGGCGTTGGTTCAGATACGCGCGCCGAAACTCAGGTTCGCGCATCGATTCAAAGTCAGACCGAATTGCTTCGATCGGCACGGTGATCCCAAGCGCCGGCATGCACGCACGCCAGGTATCGGGGTCGCTGATCTCAGCGTCTTCGGGTGCTGACCATTCAAAGAAGGCGACCGAAGAGTTCTGCCCGGCCGAGGCACGAATGCGACCGTCGTCGATCTTCTCGTTCAGGTAGAGCGAGTCTTCGGTGCCGGCGGTGGAGACGATCCACAGTTGAGGCTGCGGGCGCGTGACCATTGCCGGTTTCATTGCTTGCTCGAGGCGGTCGTCGACATAACTAAACGCTTCGTCGAGTACGCCGAGGTCAGCCTGTGCGCCGTGGCCGGCGCTTTCGGTGGTTGCCAGCAGCGACCAGATCGAGCCGTTGTTCCAGCGAATGGCTTCGCTGCCGTTGGTGCGTCGCACCTGGATGAGCTTGCCGAGCGCTGAACGCTCGAGCACGGGAACGTGTTCGTCTTCCCACTTGAGTCGTGCGTCTTTGCCGGTCTGTGCGGTGTAGAAGATTCGCTGCCGGTTCCCCATCGCAATGCAGCGGTGAGTCATCGCCGCCAGCATCAGCGTCGTCTTGCCCGACTGGCGAGGAACGGTAAGCCGAACTTCGCGATAGGCCAGTCGGCCGGTGTCTTCGTCGAGTTCGTAGGCGATGTCGGCAACGTGTCGCTGCCATGGCATCAGAGGCGTGCCGAGAAGCTCAGCGATCTGCGCGACTTTCCCACCGAGCGTTGGGCGGTCGGTTCGTGGTGTCGACCATCGGGGCGGACAGTTCAGCAAGGAACTTTGAGAGATCGTCATCGGTGTCGCCATTGCCGCGACCTTCCAGTTCTGACAGCGTTGCCCGTAGTTCACGCGAGATGGCAGCTGTCGCCATCCCTGCGTCGCCGTCGAGAGCTTTCGCAAGAGTCACCGCAAGGCGACCTCGAGCATCGTCGACAACAGAGATCTCTAACTGGCGCAACGTAGAGCGCACAGCTTTCTCGTTGGGGCCTTGTGTGGCCATGTTGCTCCGATCAGATCGGCAGCGTGCCGATCCACTCGTTGAGATCGGCGAACGCTGTCGCACATTTGCGCCAGCGTTGAGAGGTGACGGTGATGTAGCGGCCACTGCCATAAACCTCGACGCCGCCGGCCTTGCGACCTTTGTCGATGTCGGCAAGTCCCCACACATGCAAGCCATCGCCGCTTGGCGAGACTTCGATGTAGGTGTCGGGAACGCCGGCGATGATGTCTTGCGCCCAGGGCAGAAGTCGGCCACGACCATCGAGGCAGTGATCGATGTCGACACACGCAATGCGGTCGGCATTGGTGAGCACGAAGCCAAAGCCTCTGCCGATCTGCGATGCAGCTGCAGTTGCGAAGTCGCACCAGGTCGAAGGATTGGTCGAACTGGCGTTGTCGCCGTCTGTGGTCAGCGGCACCTTCGTCGGCGAGTAGCGCACCCAGCGATCGATGATGCGCAGCTGCTCGGCCGGAAGCGCTCGATGCGCAGCGACTCGGCAGCGGCTTGAGCAGAAGACGGTGTCGCCACGACGGACGACAGGCAACGAGCTCGAGCAGTGGGCGCAGGTCATGG